TTCAGTTTCAGTGCCATTGCATGAAATTTTATTGATTAAACACTATTTGTTAAGATTCCGTCATTAGGTAACAACCGCGCAACTGTTAGGTAACAGTTGCCGAGTTGTTAGGTAACGGTTCATATATCGGCTGAAATCGGGTCGGGGGTTTACTCGTCGGATTTGCCGAAGTTATTCGTGAATATTCGTTTCACGCTTTGGGTTGTATCGTTAAAACACCGTTAAACGCCCGTTAAACGGCGATTTCTTCCATTGCCTCTATTTCACTATTCAGTAATTTTGTCGTAGAAAATTAAAAGATAACCATTCAGCCCTACAGCATCACGGTTAAGCTGGTAACTATGACAAAGGAGAATTTCACTCAGGAGCGTTTAGAGAACTACACCAACCAGCTGATTCAGCACATGGAAGAAATGACAACCAACTGGCAGCAGGGATGGATGGGTGCAACCAATCAGATGATTGCAGGCGGTTTCCCAACTAACCTGAAGGGTCGCCAATACAACGGCATGAACGCCCTCTTCCTCTTCTTGGTATCTGCCGAGATGGGTTACAAGGCTCAGACTTGGCTCACCGTTAAGCAGGCCAACGAAGCTGGCTATCGTATCAAGAAGGGCGAGAAGGGCAGTGACGTTTTCTTCTGGAAGCGCGTTATCAAGGACGAGCAGGGCAACACCGTTAAGCCGGAGGATTACCGCAACATGAGCGACGAAGAGCGCAGCCACACCCACAACTGGGGCATCCTGAAGTTCTTCAACGTGTTTAATGTAGAGCAGACCAACATGGCCGAGGTTGATCCTGGCAAGTACGCAAAGCTGATTGGCGAGGCTAAGCATGAGGCAGCAGCCGACACTACAGGCATGTATCAGAGCGACGAACTGGATGCCATGATTTACGGCGAAGATGGTTGGTTGTGTCCTATCTTCACAGGTCGTGGCGACCGTGCCTTCTATCGTCCTGGTACTGACACCATCGACCTCCCTGCCAAGATTCTGTTCAAGGTGAGCAAGGACGAGGACGGTATCTTTGCCGATGGTCAGGAGTTCTACAGCACCGCCATCCACGAAATGATTCACTCAACTGGTAGCAGCAAGCGTCTCAACCGTGAAGGTGGCTCGAAGTTTGGCGATAAGAAGTACGCCAAAGAGGAACTTGTGGCAGAGCTCAGTGCAGCCGTCTTGGGTGCCAGCTTCGGATTCGTTACCCGTGTTCAGGAGAACAACGCCGCCTACCTGAAATCTTGGATCAAGGCGATGAAAGAGGAACCGAAGTTCTTAATCTCTGTTCTGGCTGATGTCAGCAAGGCCGTGAACATGTTCAACGAGCAACTGAATAAGGTAGCTACGGCGAAGGCCGTGGCTGCCTAAGCCAGTCAAATGATGTTTTACTCATACTTAAAATACTTACTATTATGTGTTACTTGAATATTCCAAACTGCGGTCTCGTGAAAGCCGAGACGATAGACGGTCGGCAGGTTGCCGACAAGTGGCAGAATACCCTGAGTCAGCTTGAAAGCCAATACAAGGCTGCTAAGAAGATTTTGGAGCAGAAGCGGTCAACTCTGTTAGGAACCTTATTCGGTGATGACTGCGGAGCCGTAAACGAGCCGAGCATGTTTGATGTGCCCATCCGTACCGAGGATCGCTACAAGGCTCTCCAGCCTTATCTGGATGCGGTCACAGCCCTGAAGCATGAAATCATCAATACTACCTACCGTCGCAATAGTCAGGTAATCAATGCAGACAAGGCTTTCCGCGCTCAGTTATCGCTCAATGATTTGATAGAGTTTTGTTAAATACCCTGTGAATCAACGGGTTACAATCGTTAAAGAATCGTTAAACGCCAAATTTCCCATTGCCTCGTTAGCACTTATCAGTAATTTTGTCGTAGAAAAAGAAAAGAACAACAATTTAAAATTTTACAATTATGAAGACTACAGAAATTTATTTTGAGGAACTCGGTTACATGGCAGCTAACCAGTGTGCAACTATCAAGCGTGTGATGGAAGGTCAGACCTATATGAACTTTCAGGTAAACTGGAGCAACTACGCAGGGAATTGCACCCTCATGTGTTCTACCACTTACGAAGCAAGCGAGACCGAAATCAGGAACTTCTTCCTCAGTGCTCTGATCTCTAAAATGGCAATGATAATAAAGTAAATAATTAGGGAGGGGCAACCCTCCCACAATACCTACGACAATGAAACAGTTTTTCAACATGATCCTGAATGACTACCGAGCAGAAGGATTCTCCCGCAAAGATTTCATCAAGTACGGAATCATCTACCCACTGGCTTTCATCCTTATTCTGGGAATCGTGGGACATTTTGAACAAATACAGTATTAACAATAAAATTTCAAGCAATTATGAACAAAATCAATCAAATGACAAGTGAAGGCATGAGCCTTCAGAGAGCTTACTTGATGGCCTGTGAAGAAGACCGTCAGCAGTGGTGGAACAGCAAGAGCACGAACCACAAGCAACGTGCCGATGCTCTGGGATGGAACCAGCCGGAGCAGATGCCCCTCAAGATGTGGGAACTGATATCAATCGGTTTGCTGGGCGGTGCTTGTTTCCGCTACAATAAGAACGAGGCCAATTGCGGAGGTGCTAAGAGCCAGTTAGGTGTTCGCCTTGGCAAGTATAGTGGAGACCTGCTTTCGTTTGTTAGCGACAAGCCTGGTGTGCCCAGCTTTGAGAAATTCTGCGAAGGTATGTGGACGGCAGCACAAGAGTATTACTATACGGATGCCGACCAGATTCAGGGCAGCGATGCAATAGATGTGCGCAACGACTTCATTGAGCTGCTGTCTTACTATATCGGTTCCAAAGGTGGTGCCCGTCGCAACGCCCTGGATGCTGCACGAAAGATGTACGAAGAAAACGTCATTGCACCGATGGAGCAGGAGGCAGACGAAGCGAACTACCTGACGGACGAGGAAATCATCTTCAACGAGCAGATGGAGCAGGAAACAGAGTCAGTCAAGCAGGCTGGCGTTACTGAATATATTAACAATTTAAATCCAATCGAGAGCCAAATGAGCAAAGAAGAAAACAAAGGCAAGAAGTTCCGCTCAGTGCTGGCTATGACCACCAGCGGAAAGCAGTTCATTATCGGACTGCCTCGGAGAATGTCGGCAGCAGCCGCCAACAAGTATGTGCAATATCTGCGCAATATGTTCGAGTTTATCCCCTTGCAGATACGTGAGCAGGGATGGAGCGGCAAGGCTGCGGCAGCTTTACAGGTTGCGTGATGGTATGGCGGACAACAGAGGTTATCTTACTTTAGTCCTGGATTTCAAATGGTACGACATGATTGCAAGCGGTGTGAAACTGGAAGAATACAGGGAGTTCAAACCCTTCTACCAGCGGCAACTCTTGGGTCGTGCGTACCAGCCAGGCGAGAAGGTGAACATCAAACGTGTACGATGGGAACTCGAAACCCATGCAGCAGTGAAGTTTCGCGGTGTGATCCTGCGCAAAGGTTACAACACCGGGCTGAGTATGAAAAAAGATTGCAAGTTCCGCTTCGACTATGGCAACCCTGACTGGGGAGCGACACCGAAGAAACTCTACTTCATCATGGATTTCAAACTCTGACGGGCAGGCCCTCCGATTTATTCGGGGGGCTTGCTTTCTCCTACATACCTGAACGAAGCGGTAATACGTGAGCCTGCACCAGTTTTCGCCGTGATGCCTTTGTTCACTATCCTGCCAAACCTATACGTCTGCCATTTGGGGCTGCTTGCCCTTGCATGAATCAGTTTTGGGTTGCTGGTGGTGGTGACGTAGCTCTTGCCCTCGTCCATAAGGATCTGAGCAACCGAGTCGGTGAGTATCGAGCCGATGCCTATGCCCTGAAAGTCTGGCAAGACAACAGTACGATGTCCGCGCCAAGTATTCTTTAGGCGACCTACAAACGGCAGTACTGAGGTGAAAGCACAGATGTCTCCGTTGAGCGTAGCAACCCAACAGCGAGCGGCCTTGTTGATGTCGTGGTTCAGATAGTGATAGCGACGGAACATTTGCCAATATTTGGCATTGTCCTTACGCTGGAGTTCGTAGATGCAGAAGTCGCAGTCGGGTCTTTTTTTTTTGAGCCTTCGCACATGCGGAACGTCATCGAGTTGGTGTCAAACACCCAGTCGGGCAGCAGCCAGTCCTCTACGTCGAAGTGACAGCCAACGGCGATAAACTTCTTGTCGCTCTTGCGGATGGCCTTCTGAACAGCAAACGAGCTTATCTTGGCGATGTTGCGGTCAACAACGCTGGTGAACTCGTCGAAGACTACCAGCGGATTCGGTTCCAGGAGTGCCCTTGCGATGTCCACACGCATTTTCTCTCCGTTGCTCAGTACTGCATAAGGCTTTAGCCATGACGGTGCGCTACTGAAGCCCACAGCAGAAAACGCCTTGGTGATGTCTTCAACGGAGCACCCTTCTGGCATATCGTCAAGGATGGTCTCGCCCTCGTACTTGTAGTCGGTGACGTAAGCATCGGGGAACAGCTCCTTGGCAATGGTGGTCTTACCTGTTCCTGAGTTTCCAACTATCAGCCCTATCTGCCAGTCGCCATCCTGTTCAATGTCGATGTCGCCGACGAAGTGCTCTTTCACTTGGTCTGTCTGAAGGTCAAACATACCCATCACTGAAGCAACCCGAAATGATTTCTTGGGTTTTGCTTCCCTTACAATGTCAAAGTGTTGCATTTTAATCCTTCTTGTTTAAGTTGTTCACATAATTCGTTCATTTCGTCTTCGCTGTTGCACACCACTATCACCTGGTGGTAGTGTTGCAACTGGTCGCTGATGTCAATCTGGCTTGTTTCAAACTCAGGCGTTTCCGGCTTCCAAACGTCCAAATCCAAATCATACTCAGCAGCAGCGTTGGCAAGTTCAACCTCGTCCCAATCCAGATTGAGCCTTGAAGCGGCATTGTCAGCCAAAGCCATTTCACGGCCTTTCTTGCTGTCAATGTCAATGTCGGTTCGTTTCACTGCCACAAGTTCGTCGCCTGTGGTCTCAATTACCCTTACCTTGGTGATGCCTGCTTCGATGGCGGCTTTCTGCGTCTTGTTGCCAGCAATGATGTTGCCGTTCTTGTCAAGCAAGATGGAACGACCGGCACCAAGTTCCTTCAAACTCTTATTCATGAGTTTCTTTCCTTTGGCCGTTCCTTTGTTGAAGTTATGCTGATCCTGAGTCAGCTCGTTAATGTCAATTACTTGCTCTGCCATATCTACATACTTATGATTTTACATTCATACCCCTGTTTGGTCAGTCGGTTGTAGAGCTTTTCCTGCTCCTTCTCGTTGTCAACATCAACGATTACCTGATATTCGTGCTCCTCGTTCTCGTCTGGTGCAAGATGCGGCACTCCCCATTCGTTAGGGTCAAGGTCGCACTCCAGCATACAGGCTTCAAGCTCCTTATGGTCGAAAACGAGATTCACCTGCGTAGTGGCATTATCGGCCAAAGCCAGCCGCCTGCCCTCGTCGCTGTCGATGTCTAAGTCCGTGCGCTTCACCGCCACCAGCTCGTCGCCAGTGGTCTCGATGATGCGTACTTTCTTGATGCCCGCAGCCTTTGCCGCCTTCTGGCTCTTGTTTCCGGCGATGATGTTGCCGTTTTTGTCAACCAGGATGCTACGCCCGGCACCCAGTTCGCTGAAACTCTTCTCCATGAGTTGCTGTCCCTGCTCGGTGCCACGGTTGAAGTTGTGCGTGTCTTGCTGGAGCGAGTCGATGTCCACCACCTGCTCCGTGCTGTTGATCTTTTCGTCTGTCATAATTTGTGTAATTCGTGATCATTATATGTTAATACTCCCCCGATTCCTTGACATATCCTTTGCGACGTGTTAAGAAATCGGGGAAATGTTGACAGGTGGTTACGCTATCAGCCCGTACTCGGCGAACTTCTCGAAGGAGCCGAATTGCGTGAAAACGTAAAGGCGGGCTCGCTCGATGATGTCGGCGAAGGGCAGGGTGAGGTCGGGAGCGTCGGGCTGGGTGTCGGGCTGGTGCTGGCCGTGGCCGCCGATGTGGTAGGTCACCTGCTCGTCGCCGATGGCGTAGGCGGCGGTCACCTCGGTGTGGTACTGCTGGGCGAGCATGTGCGCTACAATCTGACAGCTCACGTCGGACTTGCTCAGGTCCTTTCCTGCCAGTCCTCCGCCTGTGACGGCATCGCCCATATCGCTTCCAAGTTTCCTGTTAGTGGCTCCGCTGTCGGTGTCGAGTCCGCCCGTCCAGGGGCCGAGGGGGTTGATGGTGATTTGTGCGGGGGTCATGCCGCCGATGATGGTCTTGCCGTAGCCGTTGTGCCGCACGAACTCCTGGATGCACTGGAACACCTCGTCGTAGCTGGCGTTGCTCTGGCAGACGATGAGACGGTCGGGGGTGAGCACGGCCTTCGCGTCGCTGTGGAAGTTCTCGTCGAGCGAGCGGATGAGTGCGGTGAGTTCGCGCTGTTCGGCGGTGACGGGCATTCCTCGGCAGATGCCGTTGTCACCAACGCGGGGACTGCCCTCCTGATTGCGGGCGAGATGCGGGTCTTGGGGCACTATACGGACGGTGCAGTGACAGATGCCGCTGATGCGCCGCACGGTGTCGGTGACGTCCTGCACGCGGATGGGTTCGGAGGTCTCGATGATGACGAGTCCCTCCGTGTGCCCGATGAGGGTTTCCACAGCCACGCGGGGGTTGCTCTTCAGCCAGCCGCCAGCGGCGTGGGTGTAACAGTGATCTACGATTGCGCCGGCGATGCGGTCGGCTACCTTGTCGGGGTGGAATTTGCTTGTCTTTTCAAACATAATTGTGATTTTTTATATTTGGTTTGACATTTCTATTTTTGAACACGAATGGGCACGAATGGGCACGAATTATTCATGTAATTACAGGTCAAACAATGTCCGTTCGGTATGCTCTTGCTCTTTGCCGATGATGAAGTCGCAGATGAAGTTGCGGGCATAGTCGGGGCTGATGGTCGAGCGTTCCTCGCTGCATAGCCCTGCGTGGGGTGCTTTCTTCATCTCCATGTGTCGCCGCTGCTGGCTCTTCGGTGTCTGCTGAAACGATTTGCCGTGTGTCGGCTCGCAGTTCCAGAACCAGTAGGCCGTCGGCTTCTTCATCCAGTCGCCGCGCCGTGTGCGGTCGGTGTCGATGATGGTTGGCGGCTTCATGATGACGTTCTGTTTGAGGTACGTCTGCTCGCTCCACGGGTTCTCCATGACCATGCGGATGCCTCGGTCGAGACACACGCCTGAGAACTTCATCATCAACTCGTAGAGCCTTGCCCGCTCGCGGTTCTTGTTCACCATGTAGGCGATGCGCTTCTTATACGGCCATTTGGCATAGTCACGCTGATTGAGCGAGTACCACATCTGAGCCACGCATGAGAACTCGATGCACGGGAAGAATGCCATGATAAGGTCGGCGGCAGGGTCTATCGTGTCGAACACGCTGGGCTTGTCGTCGAAAGCCTTCTCAATCTCGGCAAACAGGTCGTCGGTGTGGTCAGTCTCTCCGAAGTTGTTCTGAATGTCGTAGTCTTCGGCAGGGATGCCCAGCTTGATGAACTCTCGCTTGAACGTGCCCGACTGCTCAAAGAAGCAATGCACTTTGCCTTTAATCTCCATAATTTATGAGAAATTCGTGTAAATTCGTGATAATTCGTGTTCAAGAAGAAAAAATTACAATGTCACATCCGCAAGCCGCTCGCCGTAGCGTCCACGTCGGCGGTTGGGGTGCTCGGGGAATGGAGTGTCGGGGAACATCGTGCGGAGCCGCGAGAGGCAGTCTTTTTCGATGGCGATGATCTCCTGCTCCTCGGCTTCTTCCGATTCGTGGCTCTTTCCCTCGATGTCGTAGTCACGGCTCAGCTCGATGTCGGGCCACAGGCTGTCGTACTGATATTCGCCGTTCGGGTAGCAGGGCACCAGCTGAGCCGTTGTCTCGCCGTGCCGCTGGCGGATATAGAGGCACATCACCTGACCGTCGGCGCGGAAGTAGAACTCTATCTGCGAGGGGCAGTAGATGATGTCTTCCAGGAACTCCATCACGGGGTGGTTCTGCTCCAGCCGTTCCGTGCGCCTTGCGATGCGCCGGGCCTCGATGACGTCCATTGCCGACATGCGTGGGTGCTGCTCCAGCAGCGAGGGGTCGATGCACACCTTCGGCAGCGTGTGGGGCTTTGGGATGGTGAACTGCAGGGTGCGCTGCTTCGGTATCAGCACGTCGGGCACCGCTGCGGGTTTCATCACCTCTGCCAGAGCCTCTTGCATTTCCCTGGTCAGCACCGTTTCGCCGCTCATCGGCATGTCGCCACTGCTCTGAGTGTTCACCCAGCCGCCAGTGGCAAAGGGTATTCGTTTCTTTTTGTTGGGCATGGGTTTGCTTTTTAAGTGAAGAGTGAAGAATTTGCTACCGCACCAGCTCGAAGGTGTAGGCATACACCCACGGATTATCTTCCCAGTCGGATTTCTTGCCAACCTTTGCAATGAGCGATGCAAAAGCCTCACGACGTGACTTGAACAGCAGGGGCTCGTTCTTGTCGCGGTCACGGAATCCGTGCTGACCTTGCCACTCTTGGAAGTGCTTTGTGTCGGTCTGAATGCCCTCACGTGTACAATCCTCGTCGGTGATGTCCTGAATACGCTGCACGTCAACCTTGCGAATGATGATGCGATGCGGCATGAGGTCGGCACGCACAAACATCTTGTTCTCGAATCCCTTGCCCGACACCTCCTCGTCCTTTGCCTTGGCATAGGCATCGAATATCGGGTTGTTGATGTCGTTCAGATATTCGTCGTACACGTCGCGGTATGACTGAGCAATAGCCACCTCTTCGCCGACATGGTAGGCTGGCTGGTTCTGCTTTGGCACCATATAGCCGTTGCGCCCCACCTGGAAGTGAGCCGTGCCGTCGCTCGCTATAAACATATCGTCGGGCATAATCTTTACCATCTGCCCGTACTTGTTGCGTCGATGCAGCGTCATGGTCATCATTCGCCGCGTCATCGTCTTGTCGCCCCGAAGCACGGCACCTGTCAGTCCGTAGCGGTCGTTAAACATTATCTTCTTCATAGTTCCTTATATTTACTTGTTATTCATTCACCAGCATCGGCATGAGCAGCATCGTGATTTCCTCACCCTGGTAGAGCGGGTCGATGGGGTTGATGGTGATGGCACGGCTGGGGTCGGTGAAGTGCATCGTCACCTTCGGCTCGATGATGCGCGAGAGTTCGTCGATGATGCTGTCGGCCTTCACGCCCAGCGTCATGTCGCGCCCTGCGGGGTAGTCGATGCCGATGCGGTCGGTGGCCTCGGTCGAGAAGTCGAAGTCCTCGCCGCGCAGTTCCATCGTCTGATTGCTGAGCATGGTGAACTTCACCAGTCGGCTGCTGTCGTTGGTGAAGTGGGCCACGTTGCGCAGGGCTTTCAGCAGGGCTTGGCGGTCGGCGGTCAGCGAGTAGGGCGCGTCCTGCGGAATCACGCTCATGTAGTTGGGGTACTTGCCCTCAACCATGAGGAACGTGAACGACATCAGCCCCTGCTCCACCCGCACGGCACGGTCGTCGAAGGTCATCACCACCTCGTCGTCGCCGTCCATCAGCGTGGGCAACAGGTTGGCGGCTTTCTTCGTCATGATGAACGAGTCGGGCAGGTTGTCCACCTCCTCGGCATTGCGGATGAGCACATGACCGTTGGAGGCTACGACGTTGAGCACGCCTTCGCACTGGTCGAAATACACGCCGTTCATCACGGGTCGCAGGTCGTCGTTGGCCGTTGCGAACATCGAGCGTTTCAGCACCCGCTTCAGCATACCGCTCTCCAGCGTCCACTCGTTGACGGAGCTGTCGATGTGTCGCGGTGTGGGGTACTCGTCGCTGAGTTCCATCGGCAGCACCGTCGTGCCGCTTTCGTGCTTCAGCGTGAAGCGGTTGTCGCTCTCGGTGGTGGCAAGGATGGTGACGGGCTGTTCGGTGAGTTCGGCCAGCGCGTCGCGCAGCAGGTCGGCACCGATGCAGAACGGCCCGCCACCCTCGCACTCCTGGAGTTGCAACTGATACGTCAGCCACGCCTCGGAGTCGGAGCCCGTCATGGTGATGGTCTTTCGCTCCTCGTCCACCATGCAGAGGATGTCCGCGAGTATGGGCAGCGCGTTCTTGGGGTTAATCACTCGGCAGATGTTCTTCACTGCCATTTCAAGTGCTGTCTTTGAGATGATAAATTTCATAGTTCCTTGATAAATTCTTTTGGTTTCTTAAAAACGGCAGCAACCGCACCGAGGATAACTGAGGCGGTGCGGTTGCTGTTTTATCTATGAGCGCACACGGATTTTAAGTCCGTGGCTCGTTGCCGGTTTGTGGCCCGATGTCGAATTACTTAGAGTGTGTCCGTGTGCGCTGTCGTAAAAGAATGGTATGCGTTGCGACTATGCGGCACGTCGTAGGTGTAATTGCATCTGTGGTTCGTACATTCGGGCTTGCAGTTAGGCCATCGGTAGGCGACAAGCGTCATGCCGACCTCCGCCGTTGGTGTGGCGATGGTGATGGCATCAACGACTTGGGCAGACGCAGTGGAAGCCTCCTGTGCGACCATTACGGGGGCCTGCCAGTCCACGATATTGAACTGTGAGTCGAACGCAACGACGGTCATGCCGTCAACCGAGAGAGTGGCTACCTGCTCGTAGCCGATGTCCTGCTCAGGCGGGCTGTAGGCCTTCATCTGAGCCATTGCCGATACGGTCAGCGTGACCAGCATCAGCATTGTCATGCAAAGAAATTTCTTCATGCTTTGACTTTTTGGGTTTAACGTTAAACATTGTGCCGAGTCTCACGGCGTTACTTTATCTATACTACCCACGATTCGGGGTTGTGGGTTTACTACCCTGCCGTTTCGGTGTCCGGCTCCTCGATGTCGATTTTGAGGTTCGCCTCCTTCGCCTCGATGCGGATGCGCTCTCGCAGGGCACTCTCATAATCGTCCATTGCCTTGCACTGGCGGTCGTACAGGACGCGCTTGTTATCAGGCATCTGCTTGTACGCCTCCGTGTCGCGGAATTGCGTCATCTCCTCGAAGCGACCGCGCAACTCGTCATACTCCTCGGCCATGCGCCTGACGCGCTTCTCCTCGTCCGTCAGTTCCTCTTCGGGAGCGTCGCCCGCGTCCCCGTCCTCACCGTGTCCCAGGGTGATGGTGCCCTTGCCGTCCTTGACGGTCAGCGTCGCCGGCACGCCCTTGGTCAGCTGCTCCAGCAAACCGATGACCGCCTTGCCCGTCATGTCCGCCAAGCGTCCCAACTGCCCCACACGATAGAGCGCGTAGGCCATCAGCGCGTCGGTGCTCGCCATCAGCACGTCGCCGATGCCGCAGAGCACGTCGCCCAGACAAAAGTTAATCACTGCGACCGTGTACATCGCCACGGTCAGAACCGAAAGAAGAATAATCACTGTCCTGTTCTTCATTTTGCTTGTTGTTTTTTTAATTGTTGAAAAATAAATGGTTACTTAAAATTGAAAGTTAGTAGGGATTCTCTCAGAAGATACCCTACTAAGTGCGACCCTCTTAGTAGGGTAAGTTTCAGACAGCATTAAAAAGCGTCACCGATTGAGATAACTCTGCCTGTACCCACGTTTCTGTTTGTTACGTCTGAGGGATGATGTCAGAGGTGACTACCGCTTGTCGTTGTCGATGTATTCGCTCCATTGTTCAGCCATTGCCTTAGCTATTCCTGGGAACGTCTTCGATGCGTCCTTTGCCGTATGAGCAACACCGCGTGACCACTTCTGACCTTTCTTGCGCCCTCCCGTGTTCGATGGCAGGAACGTCTGATGCTCTCCGCAGAACAATGTCGGCATGAGTGGCGGCAGGTTCTTCAGCCAAAGGTAGGTCGCCTTGCTGAATGGGTCGCCAAACTCATACGGCTGTACGATGATGGATGGTTTCGGCAGTCCGACGATGGCAAGCGGTCGTGGGTTCTCGATGGCGATATACTTGCACTTGGCATCGTGCATCTTGAAGAAAAACGCCTTGGCTTCCATTGCCAGTTTCAGACGTTCCTCAGACAACTGCCCTGCTTTCGGGTACATCCATCGTGCGCCAGCCTTCGACATGTAGGTGCAAGGTGGGTGAGCCACAAGCAGCTGCCACTCGCCATTCTGTCGGTGTAACTTTCCGTCCTGTGTCGTAAATTCGCAGTCGCCATTCAGCAACGGCAAGCAATCGCCCACGACGTGCCATTCAGGATGACCGCCGCTGCATTGTTGCAAGTCGGCAGAAAAGGCTCGGTGTCCGAGTGCTCGGAATGCCTTGCAAACCGTCTGGCTTTCCTCGCAGGCTATCAGTACGTTCATTTGCTTAATATCCGTTATGCCTTCGTCTGTATTCCTCAAACGTTGGCGGTTCAATACCTTCGTCTCTGCATTTTTCACGAAAGATTTCATATCTATCGCGAATTGGGATATGCTGATACATAAATTCGTGTCAATTCGTGTAATTCGTAGTCGTTACTTGATTCTCTCTATTTCCTCCGCTGCCGCCTTGGAGATTCCCATCATGGGGAAGTGGCGGGCGACGTAGTTCTCAATCTGTGCGCCGCGTGACGCTCGCCAGCCCGGCAGCATGGCGATGCCGTCCGCACGGGTCATCAGCAGCAGAAGGTCGTAGCACAGCACCACGGCATACGCCAGCCGCTTGCCCAGCACCCACTCCATCGCCCTGTATATCCACGGCCACCGACAGGCCCACACCCTACACGGGTTGATGCACCCGTACCCGTGCCGCCGCAAAATCCTCTCCGCCTCCCCGAACCGCCGCACATAGTCAGCCCGCTCCACCCCGGACATCCCGCCCGACAAATAGATTCGCCTTTTCATTCGCTGTCCTCCTCTTCCTTGTGCTTCGTCACACCGCAAGCGTCGGCCAGCAGCGTCACCTTCTCGCAGAAGAAATCCACCTGCGGCACCATCTCGTGAGGTGCCCAGTTCAGCTTCGCCCGCTCCACGTTGCGGTCAATCATCTTGAAGAACTCCGTGCGCTGCTCGTCGCTGACGCAATGCTCCGTGACGAGGTAGTTGCACAAGTCCTTGAACGTCTCGGCCAGCTTCATGATGCAGTCGCGCTGCCACTCCGTTGACTTCGTGAGCAACAGCCGCCGGAGCGTCTCAGGCTGGCAGTCCTCGATGCACGTTGGCCGTCGGTGGCTCTCGCCTGGGAACGTGTCGAAGATGAAGATGCCGCTCAGGTCGCGGCGTTTCAGTTCTTTTGCCATAGTTCTTGATATTATAACCAATAAATCAGCGACACAAGCACGGCAATCATTATTGCGCTCACAAGTCCTTTTTTATAGTTATACACTTGCTCCTTTCGGGGCTGTCCGTTCAATTTGTAGTTCATTACTACGATGCCAGCGCAAAGCGCAAGCATGATGATGTAAGCTGCTGTTTTCATATAATTCGTGTTAATTGGTGATAATTCGTGTTCAAGTCCATTCAATACGGATTATTCTGTTTACCTTTCTTCATGCGCTCCTTTTCGTCCCGGATAGCGTCGTTCAGCGTTGCCTTCAGCTCACGCAGATGCTTGAAGGTCTCGGCAGGTGTTCGCGGACAGCCCCGGACGAATGACCGCAAGTTCGGAGTGTCAAAGCCAAACTCGGAAGCGTCGCAGATGTACTCCTGCCACTCCATGTACTGCTCACGGGTCACGTCAGCCAACACGCAGTAGATGATGTCGTCCATGTTGATGGTGAACATCCCGTCGCCATAGTCGTACACGCCTCCCGTCTCGTCGCCTATCCAGTAGCCGTAGTGAGCATCCAGTTCCCACATGCGCAGCAGTTCCACGAGGAAACCGTTGCACGCCTGCTCCCATTGCTCTTTCAGTTGCCGCTTTACAGCGTCTTTTGTCTTTTTCATAATTTTCAATTTTCAATTCTCAATTATTCACTCTGCAAACAAAATCAACCAACGCAACCACGATGATTGCAAACACTACCGCTATGGCGAGGCAGAATGTTGCTTGCATGAAATCGCTGAGATACCAGAATACAAGCCACACCGCCAACAATATCGGCGAAATGGCTTTCGCGTATAAGAGATACTCCTTCATTGTCTGCTGTTTATTTTCTTTTTCGTGAATACTATCTGAACTTGAAACAACAGCCATTGAAGCACGATATAGTATGCGGCTTCATCGCTGAAACTATCTGAGCGTTTGATAAAGATTGCTGGTGTCAACATGAATGTCCAATCGTTAAAGATTTCCGACACCGTAATGTGTGAAGAAATGTAATGTTTCATATTTTCTTTGGTTTATTCGCTATTCACTCACTTTCCCTTCACCTAAATCGAAGCAATATAGCGCGTCGAGCAGGGCGTGAACGGGGTCTATCTTGTTGTTATGGCCTGCCCCTTTCACGATGCGTCTGATGGGTGGGTCGCCCTTGCTCTCTACGGCGCAATTTCCAAAACAATACGGCCACAGGGGATTGTCGGAGAACTCCATCCATGCGTCCAGGCTGAGCATCTTCTCTTCCAGTTCGGTGATGCGGGGGTTCTGCGTGAATGAGGTCTGACTGACGGGTATCACCATGTGCTGGATGGCGTCGGCAATGTCCTTGGTTGACATACCCTCGCGCTTCTGGAAGAGCGTTTGGAGCCACGCCTTCAGGTTGTTAATCGGGGTGAGCGACTGCGCTGGGTCATAGCCGAAGTAGTAGATGTTGATGCCCTTCTCCACCAACTCCGCGATGCGGTTGATGGCGTAGGCACTGTCGAACACTTCACCGGGGCAAACGTGCAACCATCCCTGCTCAATCCACTGCTCATAAAGCGGTTGGTTCGGGCTCTCTTTCATCGTCTTCTCCAGCACCCAGCAATCGGTGTCAACAAAGAAGCGGCCCTTCATGGTGTCGCTCGGTAGCCAGTCCACAGCCATATAGGTAATGGCAAAGAGGTCATCTCCAGAAGAGAAATCGAGACCACAGAAGACGTGCCACCGCTCGCGGCCCTGTCCGTCGATAAACTGGCAGTCGTCTATGCGCTTGCCGCCGCTGGTCTGTAACTGTCGGATGCGGTCGCCGGTGATCCACTTCTGAATGCGCCCGGTCTGCCACATGTTGAAGTCCTTCGTCAGCACCTCCTGCTTGGTGTCCTCGGTGCC